GCCAGTAGGCAGGTTGTTGGAGCGCAGGATCTTGATGCCAGCGATGCTGACCAGACCGTCACCGTTCTGCAAGGAAGAACCAACCACGTCGCGGTTGATCAGTGCAGCGTCAACCTTAGTAATCAGGTCATAGTAGCTAGCGGGAGGGAGAATAGCAACACGCCCTTCAGCAGGCACGTTGGTCTCATCGAAGCGAGTAGCTGCTGCAAAGAATGCATCAACCATCTTCTGAGCGTGACCAGAAGTACCTTGGATGTTGGCGTTGCCGATCTCGATACGAGCACCAGCAAACTGACCAGCCACAGCGCGACCCTGTTGGGAAGCAATAGCGGCAGCACGGAAGATTTTCTTATCGTATGCATTTGCGAGGCTGTAGCCAAGCTTGCGTGCGATTTCACCGCGCAGGTCATAGTGAGCCAGAACTTCGTCAAGGTCATCAACGAAAGTCGAAGCGATCAGCAGGTCATCCATGATGATCGTCTTCTCGGCCACGTCGAGTTGGTTAGCAGCACCGCCACCTTCAGTAGACTCACCGAGAATTGCTTTACCAGGAGTATGGTAGTAAGCATCCAGAACGCCCGTAAAGATGAACTGCATAGATTTGCCGTTCTTAAGAGTACGGCGGGTGCAGAGATCTTTGGCGATAGTTTTGTTCTGATAAGCCTTGAACAGCTCACCGCTGAACAGCTTCAGATACGTAGAATATTTGCCGGTTTGGATACCAGCGTCATAGCCTTGGGTGCTAGAATTATACCCAAGGGATCCAGTCAGTGCAGGCGTTGCACCATACAGACCGGATACAACTTGATCGGACATTGTATTGTGTTAAAAGAAGGTTTACGTTTACCTTCAAGCGCTTGAAGTATTCAATTTGTATTGTGGTCTATCCCACCGTCTAGACGGCAGCAAGGTATCCGCGTACGGGCTTGATGCCAATGAAGGGAGGGTCCGACTCTGAGGTGCCCTCCCAACGTGTCAGATCATTAGATCCAACATTCCTCTAAATCCTTGAGGTTGGTTTGTTGTTTGATTGTTTCTGTACCACTGTAACATACGCTCAGCCTCAGTGGCTCTACGTTCATAATGTGGTACACTAGGTTTAAAGTAAGTTTGAGTGTAGTAATTAGCAGCTTCACTAGCTGATCCAAATTGAGTTGTATCAAATGCTCGGGTATAACCAGAGAGTGATGCACCATTTGGGTCAAAATTACCACCGTACTCTTGTGCAAAGTACAGTAGTTGAGTGCTCATATGGTTTGGATTCAAACCTACTTTCATCCATTCTTTACGCTGCTCATCATACGCTGTACGACGAGGACCAGTGTATTGGGATAGACCACGACCGGCTGCATAACCGCGTTCGATTACATCGAGGTTCATCAAGTTTGGATCACCAGTTTCAACTGACCAAGATCCAAGCAGACCTGCTGCAGCTTCTGCACTAAACGGTTGTGGAATAGCACCACCCGAGTCACGCACAACCTGCGTTGACATCAGATACCGAAAGGCAGCATCAATGTTTCTATAATCCTCTTGGGCTATTTGAGGTTGTTGTCGTTGCTCAGGCATAGTTGCATAAAGTACAAATTCTATCAACTGTAAACTTTGTTTTTAACAAGATAGGTAACGCCGCGATACTTCAGCTTGGCTTGTTTGTCAGCGGCCTTCTGCTCTTTGAGTCGAGCTTGCAGTTCAACATTAGGCATGTTAATCTCCGTTTGTGAAGTATCACACCCCCGTTCCATGGTGTGAGTGTTATGCGTCCATCATAAAAGTTTCCTCTAAGAGTACACGCTGCAGACTATCTTTCAGGTATTGATAATATTCTTGCTCCACAGGGTCGCCTCCTGCCCACTTATCGTGAGCAAAGGTAACAGCTTTGTGAAGCATCCGTAAAGAGGTGACTGTAAATTGTAGCTCGTAGATGCTTTCTTCCATGATGGATGAACGTACGTTACTTAGAAGGAATACTTGAGACCAGCTTTGGTCCCGACGCCAAGGCCTTCCAACTCCAGACCTTCAGGGGTGATGGCAGAAACCTCACCATAAGCGGAGAGGCGCTTGGTCACTGCAACGTTCAGACCAACTTTACCAGAGGCAGCGCCGACTTGCTCGGCGTCATCCGGGAAGCTAATTGCAGGGCCTGCTTGGATGTACCAGCTAGAGCTGTCACCAAGAGCATTCTCATAACCCAGATGGGTTTCAAGGAGAGTACCTGCATAGTCTTCACCAGCCCATCCAGAGTTGGCTTCAACATTAACATAGACACCAGCAACTGCGGGAGCAGCGAAGGCAAGAGTAGAGATAGCGATAAGGGCGTTTTTCATTTCTTTTTAGTAGATTTCTTTTTAGCGTTTGCTGCAGCTTTCATCCCCGCTGCAGTGTAGGGATATTTTTTACCGTTGACTTTAGGCATAAAGTTTCTCCTCTGTAGCAGCCAGATCAAGTGGGAAGTTATGAGCATTACGCTCGTGCATTACCTCCATCCCTAGGTTCTGTCGATTGAGTACGTCAGCCCAAGTAGGAATGACACGATTGCTACTGTCAATGATAGATTGATTAAAGTTAAATCCATTCAAGTTGAATGCCATGGTGCTTACACCAAGTGAAGTGAGCCAGATACCCACCACAGGCCAAGCAGCCAGGAAGAAGTGAAGACTACGTGAATTATTAAAAGACGCATATTGGAAAATAAGGCGACCAAAGTAACCATGTGCGGCTACAATGTTGTACGTTTCCTCTTCTTGACCAAACTTATATCCTTTGTTGTGTGATTCTTGTTCAGTGGTTTCTCGTACTAGCGACGACGTGACGAGACTGCCATGCATCGCGCTAAACAATGCTCCACCGAACACACCAGCCACACCAAGCATGTGGAAAGGGTGCATAAGTATGTTGTGCTCGGCTTGGAACACAAGCATGAAGTTGAAGGTACCTGAAATACCAAGTGGCATACCGTCACTGAACGATCCCTGACCGAAGGGGTACACCAAAAATACGGCTGAAGCCGCTGCGACTGGGGCTGAGTATGCGACACAAATCCAAGGCCTCATACCAAGTCGGTAACTAAGTTCCCATTCGCGTCCCAGATAAGCGAAGATGCCAATGAGAAAGTGGAAGACGACGAGTTGGTATGGTCCTCCGTTGTAGAGCCACTCACTAAGTGAACCGGCTTCCCAGATGGGGTAAAAATGGAGCCCGATTGCGTTACTAGATGGGACGACGGCTCCTGAAATGATGTTGTTTCCATACAGAAGTGATCCTGCGACTGGTTCTCTGATTCCATCAATATCAACAGGTGGTGCTGCAATGAATGCAAGTATAAATGCGGTGGTAGCTGCCAGTAGACAAGGCACCATGAGGACACCGAAGTGTCCTACATACAGCCGGTTCTCAGTGCTGCTAACCCACTCAACGTAGCGCTCCCAAATGGAAGGCTTAGGTAGTGCGATAGTAGCTGCCATTAAAAATAATTAAAATTGAACATCGGGGGAGTTAGCCAGCTTAGTCATAACGTCGTTACGATATGCTGGATCGTCTTCGTAACGTGGATCATTCATATCACGAAGAAGTTCGGCTTGACTGCGGTATGAGTTATTAGTAAAGGCAGCCTTGCCTTGAATAAGATTACCATCCTGACCATTAACATCAATAAAACGCTTTTGCATTGCATCAATAGCCATGGCAATTGTAGTAGGATTACCTTGATCTACAATAGCATCAAAGGTTTCAATCTCTTCTTTAGGCATGTTTTGTACAGCCCAGTTCATCATCTGTTCGTACGATTCTTTACCACCAACTCGATCGAACATGGAAGTGATTTGAGTTTCAGACAGGTCTGGTGTCTGTGTATTAGTGGTTGGAACTTCCTCAGAATTTTCAAAGAAGGCTTTAATAAGATCCTCTTTTGAAACATCTTCAAACGCAGATGCGTCAAAATTTTTCTGGGAAGAATATGAGTCAAAAGCCTCAGCAAGTTTATCACTTACAGTAGGAGCAGTTTGTTCAACTTGTTCAGGCTGTGATTGATTCTGACCAACCATCTTCTGAAGTTCAAGATAACCTTGCTCCAGTTCTTGAGCTGATTTATATTTACCAGCAAGTAGTTGATTCTCAGCTTGAGCAAGCTGCTCACCAATTTCTAGTGAGCTAGCTTCATCTGCAGCTTGAGCTTCAGCTTGTTCGGTAGGTACACTACCATCAAATTGTAGTTCGTTAGACATTGGGGCGAGTTACTTTAATATTTTTTTGTACTTTACCGTTAATAGTTACAGTTCTATTGTCCGGGTTCTCCTCCTTCTTGGGGAGTTCCTTCTGCGCCTTCGGGCGCCTGGAGGTTGGCATTTTTACTAGGGTCCATTAGAGGTGATTTGAGGATTTGACCAGCTTGATCTGTAAGAGCTTGCTGCTCTGCCATCTCTTGAGCTTGCATCTGTTCCTCTTGTAACTGATCCATTGACTTAACAAGGTTCAACACATCAATACCTTGTGCAGCTGCAAGACGTTTAATAGCCTCATCAGCGTTAACAAAGGTCATCAATGCTTGAGGTCCGAGTGTCTGTGCAATGGTACCAAGGAACATCGTTAGCGATTCCCTATCCTGACCACGACCAAGACTGTTAATACCAGCAACAATAGTCGGGTTAACAATATCTTTGGGGTAACGTGGTAACTCGCCAGTTCGTTGTAGAACCAGGAGCTTTCGGTTGAGGTATGGTACAAGGAACTCTACAGTGAGAAGTGAGAATAGACCACCGAGTTGGGATTCAAGTTCGAGTTGTGTAAGCCTGATTTCTTCTGCTGTTACACGTTCTGCGTTACGAGGATTCATAACAAGGAACGCTTCAAGCAAACGCCGTTCATATGATTGAATCATACTAGCAGCAGTACTGAAATCGTTCTGCTTACCAACTTGGACTACACCAATATCATCAGGTCGTCCCTGAATAATAGCACCGTTACCAGCAGACGCAAGGGACTGTGGCTTGGTGGTGCTACTCGGGCTGACTACAAAGACCACCTTAGCAGCTGCAGCACTACCCTCTACAAGGGCTTGTGACAGTGCATCAAGTGACTTGAAATCACCAAGGAATTCACCAACGCGTCCACGTCCATAACTCTCACCGTCAACAGTATTGAAGCGGAGTACAAGCCACGGGCTAGCGTCTTTAGGTGCTTTACCTTGGGAACCAGGCAGGACTACATCATAAGCTTCTTGATGCCAGACCCAACGGTTACCGTCTAAACGTACATGAGTGTAAACTTCACACTCTTTTTCATATGAATCACCATCTTCATCGCTGGTGAGTTGGTTTTGTTTAATTTCTTCAACTACCTCTTTGGGTAGAAGATCGGAATGAATTAATTCCTTGGTAACGATTTCGATTACATTACCGTTGCCGTCTCTGTCTACGACGTAGCGGTTAAGTGGATAGTGTTTGACACCATCCTTACCCATGAACAGGAGAGCATTACCGCCTACAACAAGATGCTTAATAGCTTGGTGAACTGTGACACGATCACTGGATGCAGCAATTGAGTCCATCACCATACGTTCCATCTTAGCAAAGCTCAGGTCAAGTTCAGATCGTACTTCAGCTGGCAGCTCTTCGCCAAGCTTGTCATCACGAATTTGGAACTTAAAGAATGTGGTTTGTGGTGGTAGCAATGCAAGCATAAGTTTACTTGCAAGAGTTACCACACACTTTGCACCAACACTCTGCCAAGGTGTTTTAATATGCCTGTAGGTAGGGCGGGTTTCGTCTCTTATGATAAGGTAAGGGAGTGTCAAACGTGAGCACTCAACTGCTTCGTCTAGAAACTGTTGACGGTAAGATGTAAGTCGATCGTATCTAGAGCGAGCGTTCATTATGCAAGGTTAATAGAGGAACCGTAAGGTTTGGCTGTCATACCACCACCAGTGGGGCTGATATATTGAGAAGCTTGGAGCACATTTGCAGCACGTACACCTTCTTCTTGAGCACGTCTCTGAGCAACAGAACGGGCACCACGAACAGCACCATCACTTTTAAGGGTACTTCTCAAATTAGTCTGACCCATGCCTGATGCAGATTGCATAGCAGCAATTGATTTCTGCTGAGCTTTTATCATAGCTTGTTGAGCAGCTTGTTGCTGCTGCATCATCTGTTGCATCTGTTGATTAGCCTGGTATTGAGCAAGCTTGTTGTTGGCATTATTAATTTCACTTCGCAACCAGTTGGTGTAAGCACCTTTACCACCACTTGCCCAACCTGGGCGGGCGGGGACACCTTGACCCATCTGACTATAGATACTAGCCAGTTGACCGAACAGTTGTGAATTGATTGCAGCTCTATCGTTTGACATTAGTTTTCCTCATTAAGTCGTTGTGTAATCCAGTTAATTACTGAGCGTTGTCCAGACCTGTACATGATAGTTTGCATAGTATCATTCGGTCCAGGGTTGACGGGGGGAAAAGTTTCTTCAGCTTGAGCAAGCAAAGCTCTTACGGTCATGCCGTATGTTTCAAGCGTATTGAGGGAGATTGACATTGGAGTGTTCAAAAAATGCAGGCATACGTGCCCGCTGTGTTTCTAGAAGGCCTTCCGCTTTCCCTGCATACATTAGGGAGTCGCTTTGATCCAGCCAAAATTTTTTGTCTAAATATTTATCGGTAGTATTAATACCTAGTGGCTGCATAATCCAGTTAATGGTTGCTTTACGCAGCTTGTCAAGGGAGGGTGAAATTGTTAAACCCAGTTCCCTTGACACTAGGGAATTACATGCAACGTGGACTTGTTCGTCTCGGCTGATGTCGGCAGAAACTGTTCGCATACCAGCATCACCGTTAAATCGCATGAACGGGAGGAGCACGAAAAAAATCGCACGCTCGGCAACCATCGCTTTGAGGATCGTGTGATCAGGATGAGCAGTCCACGCGTCGCGGAGTCGGAGGGCTTCGGCTTCAGCCTTTTCATCAACCCCGAAAGAATTGGCGATGTAACCAAGTGCAATGTCGTGCTTCTCCTCATCCTTGATGTTGGATAGGAGTAGATCACGAGACGCTTCCGGGACATCATTTTTGAGAGCATCTTGGATAAAGTCGCCAACGGGTAGTTCCATGTGCCTGATAGCTAGGGCACGATAAATAGTTTCTTCAGCACCTTCTTTTACCTTTCCGGCAGTTGTCTGCACGGGTTGCCAGGTGCGCTTTCGATTAAGTAGTTTAGTGTATGGGTTCATTCGCCGCAATTACAATCAGGGACAGGAGAGAGAAGTTCCTCCAGGTAATTGTCCACATCAGCATCTTCAAGAGCAGCATATACATTGCTCTTATCCTGAGTATCACCCATTACCTGCAAGGAATAGTAAAGGGAGGTTTGAGGCGATGCCAACCACTCTTCCACGAACGCAGTGTCGTAGGTTACCATGTCACTCCATGAGTTGAATGAGTATCCGTGAAGAAGTCCCGTATTATTAAGCAGCGTCATGATTCCATCTGCTACTTTTTTGTAATCTTGCCAGCCAACTTCGCTGGCGATTTCTACGTCACCGTAGTCATAAGATTCAACACCAAATGTACCGCTATCCCGATCAACGTGTCGCGCAATAGGAGGTGCGATCTCAGGAGTGGTAGTAAATCCATCAGTATCTTCGTATCGGTAGCTGCAGGAGGCCGTAGGAGCCACGGCAAAGGCGCGAACCATGTCATGGTCCCGAGCCACCTGTGCAGCGGCCTTAATGGCGCCCCTGAAGGCCTCTGCGAGGGCGTATCCAGCGGAGGCGGACAGCCTATTACGGTTCAGGTCTTCAAGACCTTGCCCAAATTCTTTATACGACACTCGGAAGCGTCGCAGAAGGTTGGCTAGACCCAACATTCCAAGACCGACTTGACGGTCAATGGTCGGGGAAAGGTATTCACCAGAAGCATCTACGTTTGTTTTTGCATGAAGCTCACACAGCTGTTTCATACCATCTACAAAGGCAGGCTCAAGAGTACCCACATCACAAGCGCCAAGGTTAATATGCTGAAGCAGGCAAGTGCCACGACTAGGTAGATAAACTTCGAGACATACATTACCATAGACTCGGTTACCCTCTTTATCGTATTTTACTTTGTTAAGCCAAACGTCTCCAGATTTAATGGCATAGAGTAGTTCCTCTTTAAAAGTGCACGCCTTCCACCAATCATCGGTGATATTGACGCATCGTTTGACCCAAGGAAGCTCTTGACGTGATGCCTGTACAAATTCAAGGCAATCAGGATGGTCCATGTCCAAATGCAGGACAATAGCACCGTTCTTGTAAACACCCCCACGTCGGAGGATTTCGTTAAGTGTTGAGTAAATTTTTCCAAAACTTACAGGTCCACTGGCAGTTACTCCAGATGGACGTTCGTGGTTCTTTGGATCAAGTTTTGACAGGTGGATTGCACAACCTGCGCCATAGCGTAGAGCATGAGATGCAAAGCGCCAGCTGGCTTCAATACCATTCGGTCCCTCCATCTCGTTTTCTACAACAAAAACTGTACAGGAGACAGGCAAACGTGAAGTCGGATCATCGATCCAAGATTGTACTCGCCCTGTACGGGCAACAAGGTCGGTTTTCATATTTAAACTAGGTCGGTCAGGTCGGGTGGTTGATAGTTTGGTCCTTTAAGGACTTTTCCGTCCTCGCGGTAGAGCGGTTCACCGTCTTCACCAAGCTTGGACATATTCGATTTATGGACACGGCGGAGAGCTTGCTCCAAATCCCAGTCCATATTTTCAGCATACTGAGCACAGACATACACTAGATCAGCCAGCTCTTTCAAGCAGTCTGCTCGATCTTGTGGGTGCATGATCTGCATCTGTTGGTGGGATTGAAGAAATTCCTTGAACTCTTCAACGATCAAAGATTTCTGGAGATCCCGTTTCTGTAAATCGTTCCGTATATTGTACGCTCGGCGGAACTCGATTGCTTGGTTGCTCAGGAGTGACATATTTCAGTTCGTTAGTGAGGTAGTGGATTGCTTTTTCTAAGTCTTCGACATAATTGTCTTTATATCCAGCTCGGCAGATATACTTTACTGCGTTTCCTAGGTGATAGGAAAGTCCTTGATCACGAATAAAGTCCCATACTTCGATGGTTCCGCGGCGGTAGTAGTCTGGGGAGTGGGCCATTCTTTAAGCAGTTGTTTAACTGTATTTGTTAGTGCGTAGTTTTGTCGTTGTAGTGCAAGAAGTACTGTAATAATATCGTCCTTCTCAGCTTTAGGTAGGAGGTCAGTCAATCTCTTCAGTGAGAATTCCTGCTCCATTGTCATCTGTGTTACAGGCATTGGGGGGAGTCCAGTAGAGGATTCGTTGTCGTTCGGAATCATAATGTTCGTGGTGAAGTATCTTAGCCAGGCGAGCATTAAGCAAAGCATCGTCTTCAGACAACCCCTTGGACTCGTATGCTTTGACTACAGTATCCCACGTACAGCCGTCTTTGTCAAGTAGTGCAGCAGCACGTTTGACTCCGATACCAGGGATGCCACTGTAACCATCTGTTTGGTCTCCTGACATTGTTTGAATGTAGTGCCATCGCTGCCCTTCTTCAGGCGTGATAGTGATAACCTCATTAGTGAGGTCAAAGAGATCACCTGGAATCTGACGCATATCTTTGTCTGGAGACACGATAATGTGACCAGGATCCTTGGTAGCGTAGATGCCAATAGAATCATCAGCCTCAAGGAAGTGGTTTACAATTACCGGGTACTCCTTTTTGAGAGCGTTGATCGCTCGTCTATAGCCACATGGTTTCTTTCGGTTACGGTGTCCTTTATACGCTGGATAGAGTAATTTACGAAAGTTGCGGCTACTAGAAAAGAAAAGAATAAAATCATC